GAAAAGGACCGCTAACTATCAATTAGCACCCATGCCCGCTTCTGCAATATGCTTACCGCTCCTAGGTACTGGAGCCCTTTTGTGGACATGGAAGAACACTGATTGCCGAGCCGTCGCGTCAGTTGTTATGGAGAGTGCCCAGGTACATATGGTTATTCAATCAGATGTGGTGGTTGATGCTCTCCAAAGCGCGAGTGTGCCAGAACCTAACAAGGTTTCTGGCCATACTCACCCCAATGCTGCAGGTCTGAGAACCTCTGCTCGTCAGTATGCCGAATTAGTTGCGTTACAGACTGGAGCCTCCTTATACTCGATTGAGATGTCAAAGTCCGATCAACGTAAGGGGATGAGAGGATCACGACAGTGGCGTTGGAGCAAGGACACAAAGGCGGACAATAGGTCAGATATAAAGACCCCTTATGACATTGGTTGGATCTGTGATGTCGATTATTACATCGACATGCCAGAACTTTTAGCCGATGATCCTAGACCATACCTATTGTACACCACTGTTCCCGACGTGGCCTCTTCTGGTGGTACAGATGACATTGCCTTTTGTTTTGATGACACTGGCAATCTCATTTCCAATGTGAGCGGGTCCGGCCGCTATTCCCACAAATTGTGGGATTACGGGACGGACTCATTGTTAGCCACCAAGAAGATTATGGGAATCCCTGTGAGCTCTACGACTTATGCTGTCGAGAGGAAACAGGTGGCTTCCCATCGCCAAGTAGTTTGCTTGGTTCCGCTGCGCCGTTTTGGCATTATTGGTTCCATTCTAGCACGTTGGTTGTTGGAAGAGAAGCCCTTGCGCCGTTTCGATCCCGTAGTAGTTGGGTCTGATGGCACAAGGTTTATATCTTTCACGGTGATGAAGGAAGGCCAGAAACATATTACTGTTTCTCGGCCTAATTCCTATGTTTGCGCCACCGTACCGTGCGAGACGTCAGACGCAATTGCTGAGGTTGCAAGATTAGGCGCCACCAAACTTATGTTGCCTACCGTTGAGAGTCATCTTGAACGAGGGCAACGTAAGGCTGCGGTGGTGATGACTGCATACCATCGTGCAAATTGTAGTGCACCAAAACATTGCGTCTACCCTGTAGAGCATGCTGTAAGGTCATATTCGTTTAAAACGAGAGGCCATGATCAGTCTGCCCGTGCAAAATTGTCAGCGTTCATGTCACCCTTGGTACATGGAGCGTTTTGCCCAACAAATGAGTTGGCTTCAGAGCGCCGTGCCAAGACTGGACGCGTTGATGATCTAAAACAACAGGAACCACAATACCATGCGTTTCGTGAACAGTGTGTCCGCGAGTTCGCTGACTTAGTTGTTGGCGGGTGTCGCTTAGTTCCCGTTCAATATGAGGATATTGAACTCAAACAAACCGGTGCTGCCCAAAAGCTTTCATTGCGGAAAGCTGTTGTGCAAGGGAGAATGGATAAAAAGATTGTGAAGTCTTTTATCAAAGCAGAAGCTTATGGAAAGTGCTCAGACCCACGGGTCATCACTACCTTTGATGATAAGGTTAAGCTCGGCATTGGCCACTTTACCCTTGCTCTTGCTGCGCATTGCAAAACTTTTGCTTGGTACGGTCCGGGGAAAACACCCATCGAAATTGCTCAGAGAGTTTCTTCCATTTGCCAGAATGCTGATTTTGTTAATCTGTCAGACTATACACGAATGGATGGTACCATCACTGAGACATTGCGGAGGGTGGACCGGGCAATCTTTATGCTCGCATTTCCAGATTACCGCACCGAGTTGAATGAGTTGCTTAAGCTTGGTTATAATAACACAGGATTCTTACCATTTGGAACCAAGTATGAGCAGGGAACTAGTCAGGGATCTGGGAACCCTGACACTAGCGTCGCGCAAACCTTGCGAGCAGCATTCACCTCGTATCTCGCATACAGGAATGCCATCACCCCTGCGGGAAGCAAGTACAGCCCACAGGAAGCTTTCTCAGCACTGGGATTGCATAACGGTGACGACGGCATTGATGCTGACCTACCCCAATCAAATTTCTCCTGGGCCGCTGGAAAAGTTGGACTCAAGTTGGAGGCCGCTCTGGTTCAAAGAGGATCACGAGGGGTCAATTTCCTGGCACGCTACTATTCACCGGAAGTCTGGAATGGATGCCCTGATAGTATGTGTGACCTCAAAAGACAACTGTCCAAATTCCATACAACGGTTCGCTTACCAGAAAACGTTACACCTGAGCAGAAGTTGGTTGAAAAGTCCAGGGCGTACCTGGCAACAGATCGTAATACCCCAATCATCGGTCCGTTGTGCAAGCGTGCTCTACGACTGTCAGACAAGGTGTCTATGTTGCACCTTAGAAGGGCAAAACCACTACCTGGAGTCGCTCACTGGTGGAGTAAATTTGACGATAGTGTCCAGTTTCCAAACGAAAACATTGGAGGATGGATGGATGTCGAGTTGTGTCATATGCTCCCGACCTTCGACCGAGATTTATTCAGTCGTTGGTTGGCTACCACCGGATCGGTCACGAGCCTTCTTGAAGCTCCGTTATGTGCTGACGTCGAAGCCGCACCAGCAACAGCCGTTGATGTCGTTGTTGATGGCGCGACTCAGTATGCACGAAAAGAGCAGGAGCCTAAGAAGAAGGAAAGACCTGACGGAGGCAAGCCTCGCAAGGAAAAGGTCCGCCGCAGCAAACAGCGGAAAGTACGGACCAAACGTGGTAAGAAAAGTAAAGAATAACTTCTTTTCCAACCATGACGAGGGTACGAACCTCTAACGAATCC